CCCACCCGTTTACGGCTCGTTTGGTAACATATTGTTCCAGCTCTTCCTCGGTGTAAAATTTGCCTGCTAGGTGATTACAAAACTCTCTGGTGTCGCTAATCTTGGTTCCCTTGTAATAAAAATGATGCAATCCAAGATCCCTGGAAATAGCCTGAATGTAGGCACTATTAAACTGGGAAATAGTATCACTTGCTACCTGTTTTGTATATTTTTCGAGCTTGCCAATGCTTTCTTTGTCTCCCTGGATATAGGTTTTTAAGAAGCTGGTAACCTGCTTAGTGTCTGAGCCTGATTTTACTGAGTCCTTAAGGGCTTTTGTGATACCGCTTGAAAAATTTGCGCTTATGCCAGAACCTAATAAACTGTTGATCGCCTCCTTTTCGGTGTCTGCTAAAATAGCATTGTAAATACCTCCTTCCGTATTAATATCAGGAGAGTTGAAATACTCATAAATCAGTCCTGAGTTTCCAGAAAGAGACTCAATGTATTTTTGTACTGACTTTGAATAGGCCGATTTTTCGTTTAGCCATTTATTGAAAGTGAAACTATACTTGTCTATGGCCTTAAGATTGGCAACCGTAGGAGATAATACACCTCCTTTTTTGTCCAAAGTATTTATAAAGCTTTTTATCTCCTCAAATATTTGTTCCTCTGCTGTTTTGTAAGAACTTATAAAATCCTCTACAGTTTTTTCAGAATAATGCTCTATCCTTTGAAATTTTTTCTCAAAATCCTCATCCATTTGCAACCATTGGAATTATATTTCTTGCATTACTATCCATAACCTCTTTTATATAAACATTGAATACGGCTGTTTTTTCGGCATACGTTTTATTTAGGAACTTTTCATCCTCTGACATTGCCCTCTCGATAAATCCGTTGATATTTTCAGAAAGGATATAAGATTCAATACTTATAGATTGACTGGATAGGTCAGTCATTTTTTCATCCACGGTTTTATTTGGCAATGGATCCATCTGAAGTATAGTTTCTAGTTTCTTAATCTCCATAGCATCGTCACCAAGTTCTTTTTTAGCGTACTCTATGCTAAGTTTATTTACTATCATTGGATTGAATTTTGATTCAATTGCTGTTTTTAGCTTCTCACCTACCAATTCTGCGGTAACAAGATCAAATTTGACTGGTATCTTAATAGAAGGCATATTATATTCGACCTCTTCCTCTGTAGCTGTTGGGTATCTCCACTTTGCTATAAAGTAGTAAGAAGGATATAAAACATTTAAGATAAAGTGCCTATACACCTCGTGGAAAAATGTAGTAGCTTCCTCTCTGTCCTTTTCCTTCGAAATCCCGGATGTGGTTAACGGCACATCCATAATCCACTCCATGTTGATAGCCGCAAGCCCTTCTCTGATTTGGCTTTCGTATTCTTTTTTAAGGAAATCAATAGACCCAATATCTCTTTCTATGATCCCGGCAGGAGGCGTTGGAATTGCAATGGAATCATTGGGCCCGGTTTTAGAAGATGGGCGAATTAGTTTTTTGCCAAAAGGGGTTTTTACAGAAACGTTGCCGCTTCCTTGGCAGGCTCCACATGTATGGGTCTCTTTGATTTCTTTCCATACTACTGTTTGCTTTCCAGTTCCTGAACAAACTTTGCATGGGGTGTCCATAATCTCCCATTCAAATGGATGAAGGTGTAATACCATGTTCACCTGGTGATCTGAATACCTTCTTACGGCCTCATTCCAGTTGTTTACACAGTCTGAAATAAATGAATCCCATAAAATATTACCATCGCAGAATTCTTTTATAACCCCCCCAAGCTTAAATACTGGTAGATGTCCTGCATTGTGCTGGGTAAAGGAAATTTCATTTCCATTCTGATCTATGTTAATGGTAAACCTGTAGGAATCCTTTTCGCCTATTTGAACAACGTACCAGTATTGATTTTCATCAAAGAAGTGAAAAATCATGCCCTCCTCAACTTGTTCATCTTTTACTGTTACAATACTTTTTTTCTCATCCAACAGGACAGCAAACTCTCCGTCCTTAAAGTCAATTACCTGTTTAGAGGAAAAGTAGTTTGTGTAAGGCCTTAGATACTCTGTATCGCTGTCTGTTTGTTTTGGTAAAGGGTAAACAGCAATCACTCCGTCTGGATCGTTCAACATACTTGGAAGAGCAATCGAGAAGGCCCAATTTTCTACGCTATCAAAGTAAGGGTAGTTAACAGTTGTGTACTGTTGAAGTGTTTCATCTTTTGGAACAGCCCCTTTATTGTCTTTTTTCCATGTAATTCCCCAGTCTTCTGCCCTATGTCCCTTAGTGATAGTTTTGACAACTTTTGAATGCCATGTTTTGGTGACAGGAGTGTACACCTGTTGTCTGTAAGCCTTATACTCGTCAGCCTCATTAGGTCTTGCCACCTCTATTAATTCCTTTGGGTATTCACCGTCGGCATGAACGCAAATTCGCTCATGAATTTCGATTGATTCTCTATAGAACTTATGAGTGGGAGGATATTCTCTTAAATATCGTTTTACAAATTCTGTTGTTAACATTCTATGTTATTCTGATTAAATCCCTGCTCTAGTACGTTTATTTTACCATTGGCCAGGTCATTAAATTCATTATCCTCCCAATCAAAAGCGCCTTGCGCATAATATTTTATTCCGTCTATATAGAACTCACTGTGCTTTGAGGCTACCATTATAGCATCCCTTGTGTAATCGTCAAATTGATCTGTATGAAACTCTAGTTGCTTATCAATTATTACAGAGGTTGACCTGAAGTTCCCAGATTGATCTCTGTATGTTTTTTCTTTTGTTGGGTAAGATGGCGTTCTTAAGTAGGCCCCTATTCTTACTTGCTGAAAGAAGGTAGTATCCGCATCGTATATAAATCCAAATGAATTTTTTTGGTCACGATATTTTATAACAACAGAATTGCAGTTGTTATTATTTACTCTTATGATATTTGAAATCAAAATAGCTCTCATGATAGAGGAAATATTATATTGAAATAATAGTGCTCACCATTAAATGATGGGTATTGTGATGTGTTGGCGATTATTACAATGCCATCAGTTCCTATGATTCCGGTAATTCCCTGCTCCCTTGTACTTGACTCTTCTTTAAACACAACATCTAAAACTCTTCGTGACGGAATGTGTCCAGATGGAAGTGTGAAAACCCCTGCAAATCCCTGAGGAACAAGACCGCTATTTTTAATAATAATATTGCCAGCTATTTGAACTTGATTAAGCACCACTGATTTTCGATATCTTAGCTTGTCAATATCGGTAGGCTCAACCATAAAGTCAGTAGTGTTTAATCCATCAGAGAGGCTAACCAGCGTCCAGTCTGTCCATGCGTTTTCCCAAGAAGGATTTGTATCGGCCCCTTTTGCTACCAATATTTTATTTTCAGCACCTTCTTTTAGTCCGCTTACTATATTATTAACCTTATCTCTGTATGTTGAGTATAGGTCTGTGTTTAACCATGATAGTAAATTCATATAAAATCATTTCCTGTGCATCCGTCAATCCAATATCCGTATACACCTAAGTCTATTAAATCTTGTATTGTTGTGCCTGAATATTGCGAGCAATCCGTTCCGCCCAGATGTGCGGTTAATTGAGCAACTTCACAATCGCTTGCGCCTTCCCTTAAATAAAAAGTATAATCCTGGGCGCAAACATTTTCAAATGTTGGAGACTCCTGATATGTTATGCCATCAATTGAATAGCTAAAACTACCTAATGGGTCTCCAAATATGCCTATTGTAACAACTCCATCACATTCTCCTTCCGATGATTCTGGTGTAAACGCTGAAACGTATAATGTAAACCTAAGGTATAGCACTAATTGATAATCACAATCCTGTAAATCTTCTGGCATGGTAACAGACACATATATCTGACTATCTGCCTCTGTTACTATCCCTATGTCGTAATGAGTGACTATTCCACAGTTAACAAGTGCAACCTTTACTGATTCATAACTAAACCCTTGTGTTTGATCCCTGTCTACAATAAAGTTTATTACATCATCTGATTTGGCAGGCATATAATAAACTTCCTGGCTAGAACATTCTGATACAACCTCAGGTTCAAGACAATCCTCCTGATCAGGCAAACAATAATCAACATTGGTAAATCTTATGAACTGCTTTAGCATCTTCCTATTGTAAATGAACTGTCAAATGAACTATCATACTCTCCTCCGTAGCAGAAGCCCTCTATAAGCTTAACCTCGGCATAACCGCCTTCTATATTTGGCAGATATTTTATTTCTTTTACAAAACCAGCCGATGTTTCGCCACCACAACTAACTGATATTTGCTTATTTGAATCTATTTCAATTTCTTCAAAATCAGATAGCGACATAGGCACTTCAAATTCTAAATAATTTGGAATGTAAAGTGGCAACCTGTCCAACGGTCTGATTGATTCTGCTGTCATGTCTTGATCCTGGTATAAAGTACCGTTTGAAAGACTGCAATCGTCTATTTGAGTTTGATATTGCTGATAATTACCATCTCCTGATTGAAACTTTATGGAATACCCCATTTTTACAGCCGATGGATATATATATGCGAACCAAGCTTGTGCATTATTGGCAGGCGATATCCTTGCATTGTAAATTGTTTGTGGACTAAAATAATTTACTATTGAGGAAAAGTTTTCATCACGCTCAGAAACGGCCCCTTTTTCATAAGAGGTACTTACTGGCGGATATGTATAAAGAGAAGATGTTACCGTGTTAACATTTAGGCAAATCAAGAAATTGTCATCATCTGTTTCGAAATCAGATGTTGGGTTTTGGGAATACTGAACTCTCCTTGTTAATTCTATTGCGTAACCACTAGTTATGTATGAACACGGCTTGGATAATTTATTTTTAATGTTTTTTACAGGGATAGAGTATTGTCTTTTTGTATTAAACTCGTCAATAAAATTTAGGTTTCCTGTTCCTATTCTCCACTTATCATATCCGCATTCAAATTCATTATAAATTAAATCTACGGCTGGCCTTCTTGTTATTTCTGGAACATTTGTAAATGATTTTATGACTTCGGTTTGAAAGAAATATTTTTTAGGCTCTACCCTCACTCTTCTTTTGCCGTATTCGTCTTCTTCTATTCTCATTCCAAGACTCCATATAGAATTACATGCTTCAAATAGTTGATCAAATGATGCTGTTATAGGGAACTCTGTACCATCCTTTCTTTTCATCTGACGAATATTAAGGCCGTTTGTTAATAATACCCATCCGCCACAGCCATCAGACTCATAAGATGTTGGCGTAGAATTGTCACGACCAAAAAAATCAGACCTAAAACTATCAAGCTCCCCAGTTATAGATTCGCATACCCTGTTAAATGCTTCATATAAATAATATCCTTTTATTACTGAAGGTGGTTCGGTGCTTACCGACTGGATGGTAATGCTACTTCCAATCGCATCTATCCATGAACCGTTTACAAATCTTACAGCCGTGCTCGATCCTCTTCTTTGATAGCTCCCATCGATTTGGCATTTTAACAAAACATACACATCATCACCACTTATTACTGGTAATGATACGTTTGCTGTTACAGTTCTAAACCTTACTGTATCTGAGTTATATACAAAATTACTAAAATCAAATGTCTCATAATTTTTACCATAAAGATCTCCATAGTGAGCTTCTGTGCATCCGGCTGCGGCACCTTGATCAGTTATTGGTATCTCTGTAACGTTTGCCCCTACCCTTATATAAAGCGAATAGGCAAAATTCGGGGTTCCGTAAAATGCATTTATACCCATATTGGCAGAGTCTGGGCATCCGCACTTTTTAGCTGTTATGCCAAGTATGTTTGATGAGATATCAATTGCTCTTATATATGAGGCTACATTCAAACTAACGTTAATATTCAGAGTTCCGTTTGCAGTGCAATTAAAAAACGGGTTTGGATTAGCATCAACCCCAAATGGTATTCCAGTTAATGAGCCTAGGGATTCGTCTGACGCTACAATTTCAGAGAAGTCATACTGAGTATAAAAATCTTTGCTTGTATTTACGCACCCAGATCCACTGCCTATTGATAAGTCCTCTGTGAACAAAGCCTCATAAGGAGGCGCATCATAATCTGGCTGTGATCCTGTCACTGATAGTTTATATGTGGAAGAATTATAGACTTCTGAATCTAATTCAATTTGATTGATTAATGATATCTCTTTTGAGTGGGCAACAATTGATTTTTTTTCTATATCGCTTAATTCAAAGCCATCTATACCTACTGGGCTATCTAGGTTTACTGGTGTTGTTAATCTGTTCTTAAATACCCTGTCAAATCCCGAACTTTCTGCTTTTATGGATACCGTATTTTCCAGCCTAACATAGGTTGACAACATTACCTCGTTTATAATTGACTTCTCTAAAATACCATTACAATAAGCCTCTATAGTAAGAGATAGTCTACCTTCAAATCCATAATTTTCATAGGCCTGTTTTAGCAAATCATACCCTGCACCATCAAACTCTAAAGTGTCGGAGTATAAATTTTCTAGTCCTATGTAATTATCGCTTCTCTGAAGAGAAAAAGAAACTTTATCCCACCCAATAGGCTCATTAACCTCCATTTCTATGGCGGTTTCATCTAATAAATCCTTAAGGTAAAATTTCCAGGTAAGCATTATGTACGGAAATAATTATTTATAAACTCTGTTTCTGAATTACCTTGCTCTATGAAAGTCCTTATGCCCCTCTTATCAATGCTGATCTTTGGAACTGCTATTCTCTCTATTTTTTTTCCGAGCCCCTTCACCTCTTTTAAAAGCTCTTGACTTTGCGCTCCTCCACTTTCGCCAGATATCATTTTTTTACTAATTCCTACATAGTCGATTTGCCCCTTGTATATATCGGCTAGTATAGGCAGTTCAGAGTTTGGAATTCCTTTTAATTTCTTGTTGATCTCTGTTGGGACAATCCTTTCTCCCTCATTTGCCAGTATAGGTATGGTATCTATGCCCGAAGGATTTGATCCTCTATCTAAATATTCAGTTCCTTTGAAGAATTTAGGAACAGGTCGTGACTCAATAGCCGCAATTTGCACAGCTCCCGCAGCGGCCACCAATGCCCCTGTAGCTATTCCAGCAACACCACCCTGGGCTAACGCTTTTGCTATACCAGTAGCTATGTCTATTGCAGCATTAAATAACGCTTGTTCCTTATCTTGTTTTGCTTGTTTTTGTTTTATTTCCTTTTCTTTTTTTGCAAACTTCTCGTTTATTTGGTCTTTTTTCTTCTCGTTATCTCCTACCAAGGATAGTTCTTCCGCCTTTTGTGCTTGTAAATCAATTAACGATTGTTCGTTCCTATTAGAGCTTATTTCAAATAAGGAATTTACAATGCTCACCCCTGCTTCGTATGAGGCTTTGGCTATTTGCATCATAATTGCCTCTCTCTCTTTTGCCTTTTTTATTTTTTTGTCTTCTGCATCAACGAAGGCTGCAAAGTCCATGTCCCTAAGATCTTGTTCATTCTTAGCCAAGTCTTTTTCTATTGCCAATCGCTGCTCAGCTGTGATATTTTCAACATTCAGCTTTTCTTTATCAATGGTAATTTGATCCTCTATGCCTTGTTTTGCATACCGATACTTTAATTGCTGCTCCTGATCCTGATATTCTTTGTATTTAATTTTGCGGCTTGTAAATAAACTTCTTAAGCTGTTTATTTCTTTGTCTTGCGCAACCGCTGTTTCGACTTGCCTTTTAGTTAGAGTTCCATTAAGAACCTTAATGTCATCCTCTGCTTTTTCCTTAAGAAACTTCTCTCTTTCCTCTGCCCTTTTAGCCTCTTCAGATGCAAGGAAATTGGTGTAGTCTTTTTCAATTTCTCTCAAATGAAGGTCTGCCTCCTGGTAAGTTAAATCTCGTTTACCAAGAAAATTTCTAATTATTTCTAATCGTTTGCTTTGAAAAGACTCCTGGATCTGCAAGTCATTACCATCTGTTCCTCCTGCCAGTTTATTTTCTCTCCTTGCTAGTTCTTCTTCTCGTTTGAGAGCATCTAATGCGTCTTTAAATCGTTTGTCTCTTTGTTTTTTAGTTTCTTCGGTTATTTGTTCCTCTTTTTTCTTGTTATTGTCAACCTGTTTTTTATCTGACTCTTCCTGAACCTTTTCTCTTTGTCCGTCCGTGAAAGTAATTATCTCAATGAATTTATTTGCATCAGCCTTTAGTTTGTTTAAGCTGAAAAGGCTTAGCTCGCCAGTTGCAGCATCCTTTAAAAACTTTATTCCATCTATAAGAGTTGTTATTCCAAGGATTGTAAGTTTTATTGGAAGCAATGCTAATTTTGCCCCTTTTTCAAGGGCTTCAAAAAATAACTTTATGCCGTCTGTTGTCCCTTCGGTACCTACAAGTGAGTTGTATAGGCTTAAAAAACTCTCTGCCAATCCTATTACAATGTCGTAAGAGGCTCTAAAGGTATTGACTAATGGGGTAAATACTGATTCATTACCCTGAACGGCTTTTGTGGCTTCTGTTAGTGTTGAATTAAGCAACGAAATGCCACCAGAAACACCCTCATTTGAATTAGTACCAATAGCAAGAAGGAAAGAGTCGTATGCATCACCAAGATTTGAAATTTGCCCCCCTAAGGTTTTGCTGATTGCTGCGGTTGAACCGCTAACCCCTTCCAGATCTCCAAGGCCAATGAGATATTTTTGAACCTCGGCTGCTGTTTTGTTTACTTCTGTGGAAACACCCTTAAATGTGAATCTAATTTTATCACCTTCCTGGGAAGCTTTTATTCCGAACTCTTTTAATCTTTCAAACTGGAATGTATTTGCGTCTAAAATCGCTTCTACTAACTGATCGAACGACTTACCAGTAGAGTTGGCAACATCGGCCAGGTTTTCGAGTTCGTCTTTAGTTGGTATAAATCCAGCATTAGCAAGTTTTACAAATCCATTAGTTAGCTCCAAGACCGAAAAGTTAGTGGTAGCAGCAAAATCTTTGATTAACGATAATGCGGATTGAGCAGCACTTGAAGATCCAAGGGTATTAGTGAGAACAGCTTCCAGCTTTTGAAACTGAGCTGTAATTTCAATTGATTGTTTTAAGAAACTTGTAATTGCCCCTACGCTGAATGCGGCCACCAATGATGCCCCAACAGAGTTAAACGCTGTGCTTAATCCAGATGCGCTTTTTTGTGTTTCTGAGGTAAGATTTCTTATCTGCGACCTTGTGGATTCGATCTGCTTATTATAAGTAGCAATAGCCTTTGGGTCGGTCGACTTCAGGCGGGATTGCAATAATAGCTTTTCTTCTTTTTGGAGCTTCTCTAGTATCCCCTCCTGCTTCTTGGCCTCCTCGTTGAATTTATTAAAGGCCTTTACCGCTTCTACTTCTTGATCTGTTAGATGTTTTAAATCAGTAGTTGCCTCTTTAAGATTTGATTCGGAGGTTATCCTTATTCGTATATTCTGTACCTGATCGGACATGGCGGCATACTATTAGTCTGGGAACTAAATACCGCCTGCAAAGGCCAAGGATATGTAAAAATACTTTTCATTTTTTCTCAGGCTTGTGTTTCATAACCGCCCTTACAAATTCATTATAATCTCTAATTGTAAACTTTTTTAGAGAAGCGAGATCAACTCCTCCAACTCCGTAACTCGTGATTCTAGCATTAAAGTCGTTTCTGGATTTTTGCTCTCTTTTGATAAATTCCGCAAATGAAACTTTAACTGCCGGATCTCTTCTAGATACTGTCCCTTTTCGTAAGTCTTGATATTCGCTATCAAGGTATCTGGCAATGGCATATAATCTTTCAATGGCGTTTGGCAAAAAAAAACCAACAATTCAGCGTCTCTTTTCCAGCGTTTAATTTTCTGATCTGCATATACATAATCATAGGTGTAAGGATTCTCCGACTTGTCAAAGAACCAAACAGACGCTAAGTTGTAAAGAAGCTCAACATTGCATATATAATTCATTCTGTCTTCAAGGTGCTTTGCAGCAATTGAAGCATTAACAAGATCCCCTTTATTTAGGTAATCCTTGTTTACTTTTAGATAAGTTTTGAGGTACTTATTATCCACTCGCTGCTCTATCTCGGCCATACGATCAGTAAAGGCCATGTAGCGTTCGTAATAAGAATTATAACCTGTTGTTAGATGGTAATACTCGGTTCCGTCCGAACCCTTGAAGGCAAATTCTACCTGGTGTTCTGGCTTAACAACCCATTCAGGTTTTTTACCGAAGATATTTGTTAGAATATTACCCAAAACGCAATTTATTTATGAGTTCAATGAATACATAATTAACCCCCATTCCTAGTAATAATCCTAAAAAAGCGGGTATTTCATACGTAAAAGTGGTTATGTACACTATAAATAATACAATAAAAACCCACGTCCCAAAACAGTAGATACACCCGCCCATTGGCTCATACCATGCGGTAAAACCAGTATGCCTTACCCTATATTTTAGCATAGTTATAAAATATAGATACGGCCTAAGTATCATATCTTTTTCAAAGCATTTTGAAATAAAATGAGACAAACAGGCGGCACAGAAAGCAAAAAGGATCAGGTTAAGAATCACTTCTTAGTTTTGGGCTTTTTTTTACAGCTACACATATTCTGTTGTAGTGTTAAATACGTCAATAGTGTAATTTGCCTGCTTCGGGGTCACGGAAGCACAAGAGAAGATTAAACCATCATACTCTACCCCGCTAATTGAGAATTTTATTAGCTCGTTACCTCGATAAACTTCAAGGATAAAATTACCAGAGTATGGATTTATTAATTGATCGGGAAATTGTGTGAGACCTATAACCAAAAGGCCGTTTGATTCGGTTACTCCTTCTGTTAAATAAAGATTTTTGAATTTGTCGGTAAGGAAAAGATTTACATCTTCATCAGAAACAGGAGTAATAACCCCAAGTTCTTCTAAACAATCAGGAACTTTATCACACACCTCAAAATACTCTCTACAACATCCCATCAAACCAAAGATACGAATTTTAAATTTTAATTTCCAATATTTAACTGAACAAGTTCTATCTTATCGTTATGGTGAGCGTTAAAATGGTACCGGAGCGGATCCAGCCAGTGGGTGCGATCTGGATGCTTGGTTTTATAGGTATCCAACTTGCCCCTTTCGTCTATTTCTACAGACTGAAGGTCATTATTTAACTCTATACACTCTTCCGAGATATTCACATTCATAAATTTGAATATAAGGTTTGTTAATAGTCGGCTGTTAAGGTGTGAGGGGTTGGCGGCTGGCACCATGAACTGTTCCCATGATAGATTCATGCACTGACGAATGATATCGTAGGCTGTTTCGTTGCCCCTGGTCAAGGCACTTTGGTTTTTACCTGAAGCATCCCCGTTTATTATATAGAAATGCCCCTTAAAGTCGTTTTGCAGGAGATCGCAGAGCATTGGTAAGTCGTACCCAAGTATGTGATATTCCTTAAGAACATTAATTGTGCTGTCGTTAGGACATTGGATAGCCAGACAGGTGTTTTGTACGTTAAAGTCCCATGCAAAGTAAAGATCCAGTCTGCTGTCGTATAGATCATTGAACTTTTTGCCGAAGTGAATCTCCGAATTGTACTCTCTGGCAAACATTTTATCTGGATCCTCAGTGCCCCACTCGCCCAAGGCCCATACCTTGTACCTCATCTCTCCGTCCTTGCCACGTGATTTTATTTTAAGGAGCTTATTATGCAATCCTTCTCGATCGATAAGGTAATTGTCCCAAAAGGTAGATTTGATCAGGGCGCAGTTCTCGGATTTGCTTATTTTTAGGTGTTCGTCATATAGCCAATGGCTTCTTTTCTCAGGATTCCAGTCCAATATCATCGAGATATCGCAATTCTGATCACCTCTTATGGTCGTATCCAGGTAATCGTAATCATCTTCAGTGAATTGGTTAGCCTCGTTCAGCCATGCGATATTAGCTCCCTCAATGGATTTGGCGTATTCTGGCTTGTCCATTCCAAGCCCTCGGAACCAGTTTCCGGTATGCTTATTTATGATCTGAAAGTGATCTTTAAGGATTATGAAGTCATCAGGGAAATAATTGATGACAATATCCTTCAGAAGCTTAAATGTACTACCCTCTATCTGGTTGTATTGCTTCCTTGCGTGAACTACATTAAACTTTTTATCCTGGAAAGAATGATAGATTAGCTTACGGGCTATCTGATGGGTTTTGCCGCTTTGCCGGGTTCCGTAGTGAGCCTCGGTGCGGTAAATCTTGTCTATGTGGGGCCAGTACCATTTTAGCCACCAATTACGATTGAATTCTATTTCCCTCATCCGGTGGATCAATGCCTGTTATAAAGGTTTTGATTTCCGGCTTCTTCTGAGAGTTGTCTTTCTCGAAAATTCCCAAGTGCTTACCAAGGTGTTCTAATGCCCTGGTCTTATCGTATAATTTTACTTTTTTGGTTTCGCCCTGCTTGACTTTAGCATCTACCTTGGCGTCATGCCCAAATATCTCATCAGTTTCGATGCTGGATACAAAATGAGCCTCCTCTCCCATTTCATGGGGAAGTTTTAAAAATCCATCCTCTTTATAAAGACTTCTTACATCGGAAAATGCGATCTTTGCCAGTTCAATTATCACCCTATCGGCCGTTATTCCAGTGCGCCTTGCCCTATCGTCTTCTAGTTCTTGAATGTAATTTTTGATTTCAGGTTTTTTAAGTAACTCATTAGCAATAGAATGGGCTGAATCTTGGCTATACCCAGACCGTTCAGCTGCTTTAGTGCCGTTTAAATCAATAATATATTCCTGGCAAAACCTTTTTTGTTTGTGGTTTAAACCCTGTTTATTGTACGTTCTCTGCCCCTCTTCCTTTTTCATGTTATTATTTTCGGCTGGACGCCTCTTTGATTAACTGCCTTACCTCTGGGCTTATCATATTTTCAAAGGAAAAATCCGCATTAATATGCACTCTGCGCCTAATAGCGATTCTGCCAGATTCTCTTGTGATTATATCTTCCTCAACCCAAACTATAGGCCTTGTTATGTCTTTTTCCTCTATCATTTTATCGGCATTGCATGAAACACTATACAATTATTCACAATCTTAATCTCCATACTACCCCAAGGCTTATAGGTATACCCGAAATTATGTATACCCTCTTTAGTGAAGTAGTTTATAAAAGTATGCTTTCTGTAGCATCTTACGTGAGTCGGGTCTGCGTGGGTTAAATCTGGATCATTTCCGGCCTCTGGTGTTTCGATGTAAATTGTACCTCCTGGTTCTAAAACTCTCCAAGCCTCATCCATGAAAGAAATGAGGTCTTTTAAATGTTCAACCAGGTGAACCGCTGAAACATGCACAAAGCTATTATCCGGAAAAGGCCAAGGTGTTACATTGAGGTCATGAAGTACGTCTACCCCTTCAAAAGGCCTAAGGTCAACGAATACGTCTCCTTCTTCTTTCTTCCAATGTTTACCGCAGCCCAGTATTAGCCTTTGCATATAATATATGGTTTTATAAAATATCTACTGCTCAATAAATATTTTACGATTTCGACAGGGGTTCCGTAGGATAAATGCTCTTTTGTAAATTGGTAAATGTCTCCCATATCCTTGGATACTGACTTGTAATCATAATTCATGATCATTTCAGCAAGCTCCTTTCCCTGCTTTTCGCTCCCTGTTAATATAGTTAGATCCCTGTTTATGTCTGTTACTTGCATATAATTTCGTTTACCTGGCTCATCCAGTAGCCCCATGAATACTTTTCGATGTGTTCATAACATTTTTGCGCTCTTCTTTCCCTTTGATCTTTTAATCCATTATGAAGAAGAACTTGTGCGGCCCCTAGCAAGGCGCGTTTATCGTATCCAACTTTAATACTATTCTCATGGTCAAGGTCATCGTCTCCTTTTTCAATTGCACGAGCTGTTACCGTTCCTTTGGTCATTGCTTCTATCGGGGCGCAACTTCTGGCATCGTATTTAGAGGCTTTTATCAGGATCGTTGCTGATTCATAAAGGGTATTCAATAGTCTTATATCCGGCTTACAGAAGTACTCGTGAGGGATTTTCTTATTTGTTTTGAGGGGAAATTGTGAATAAGCCCAA